ATTAAGATACTCTTATACCGTTATTTTGTTTTTTTTTTAAAAAAAGAGACAGTGACACAGGGTGCGGGACAAAGGGCAAAAACATACTATATTAAACTGTTTTTAATATCTTTTTGACATCTTATCGGTTGATGTTGTATAATAGAAAAATAACAAAACTATATGGCGTGTAAAAAGAAAAAGAAGAAATAGGTTCCAGGTTGATAGCTAAAATATATATTTATGGAAAGTAAAGCATCTAAAGCTTCAAGAGAAAATGGGAAAAAAGGGGGTAGACCAAAAGGTTACGCTGCGCTTGAGGCGGAACAAGCTCGTATCCTTGTTGCTAAAAAATTAGCAGAATTTTTTGAACCAATTGTTGACATGGCTATTGAACAAGCTATCACTGGTGATTCAGTGGCAAGAGCTTGGCTTGTTGATAGAGCTTATGGTAGACCGGCGCAATCTGTTGACCACACTACTCTCGGTAAAGAAATCCAACAAAGTTTTACAGAAGAAGAAAAACAAAAACTACTTAATTTAATATGAGAATAAAAAAAGAAGCATTAGAAAAAATGCTTTCTGGAACAAAAGAAGAGAGAGTTTTCTTGTCTACCAACTCCTTTGGTCTTTTTTGTTTATATTATTTTGATAATTATTTTAGTTATTCTTTGGCAGATTATCATTATGATTTTTTTCAAGATTGTCATGATCTGGTTAACAACGAAATACGAGAAGTTGCTTGGATAGCTTTCCGTGAATCAGGAAAAACTTCTATTGCTAAACTTTTTGTTCTTTGGATGATTGCGACAAAAAAAAGAAATTATATTAATTTAGATTCCTTTGACAAAGAAAACGCAGAACGTATTTTATTTGATGTTGCTTTTGAGTTAGTAAATAATAAAAGATTGCAAGAAGATTATGGTGTTTTGTTTTCAAAAGAAAGAGGAATAAAAGATATTAAACAAAATCGTATTAATAACTTTGTCTGTGAAAACGGTATACGTGTTGAAGCTCATAGTACACAAGAATCAGTCCGAGGTAGGCTTCATCTTAATCAACGCCCTGATGCCCTAATTTTGGACGATATTGAGACTAATAAAACGAAAGATTCAATCGCTTATACTAAACAAATCTCTGACCATATTTCAGAAGCAATGGCTGGTATGTCTCCCGATGGTTTTATGTTGTACCTCGGTAATTTTATTACGGAGTACGGAAATATTCAAAAGATTTTTGATAGAGCAAAAACAGATTCAGGTATCCGAGTTCGTAATATTCCTGTTATGATAGATAACGTACCTATCTGGGGGTCAAAATACGCCCTTACTGATAATGAAGCATTAAATACAGGTAAAGTATCTATTGAAGATAAACAACGTCAATTAGGGTCATATGTGTTTTCATACGAAATGATGAATCAACCTATTGACGAAACTCTTGCAGAATTTAAAAAAGAATATATTCAGTATGAAACAGAAGATTTTCTGAAAGAAAAAAATGTTACTTGTTATATAACAATTGATTCTGCTGTTTCTAAAAAAGAAGAAGCAGACTTTACGGGAGTTGTAATTAATAGAATTACCCAAGAAAATAAATGGTATATAAAAACATATAGATTAAAAATAAATAGTAGGGAATTAATTGACCATTTATTTTTTTTACAAAAAGAATATCATCCTGTTTTTTTAGGTCTTGAAGAAACAACTTTTACTATGGCTATTCAACCTTTTTTAGAAGAAGAAATGAGAAAGAGAAATAGTTTTTTTTCAATAACTCCAGTTAAACATAGAGGAGTAGGAAAAGAAATTCGTATTAGAGGAATAATTCCGAGATGGGAGAATAAATCAATTTTCCTTATTGGGGATAATCCGGAATTAATTGATGAAATGAGAGTTTTTCCTCGTGGTATTCATGATGATGTTTTAGACGCTCTGGCTCACCAATTAGCGTATGCTCGTGCGCCTTATAGAAAAAACGTACCATTACGAGATACAGAAGAAAATAATCATAATATTGCCGAATAATTTGCTTGACATTTTAAAAATGCTATAATTAGTTTAAATATGAAATCTCAAAGAAAAAAAGTTACTCCCAAAGTTACTCCAAAAGAAAAACCTATTAAACTTGAAATGTTTTTTAATGGGCTGGAGTTCTCTACGAAAACAGATGACCTTAAAAAAGCAATTCTTAAATTAAAACCAGAAATACTTTACACGGAAGTTTATATAAAAATTTCTAAAGGTGAATATGTTTTTGAAAGAAGATTTAATTTAAAACAAGGAAAAAATCTTTTTATAAATGAAGATTTTCTTAATGTGTTTGTTAATAATTTACTAATACTATAATGGAAAATACAGATATTTTTTCATATATAAAATCGGAAGAGAAATCTTTTAAAACAGAATTTATTCCTTTAACTACAAGTAAAAACTGGAATATGTCAGAACACATTGAGAAATGTACTGCTGTCTCTAATGGTTGGTTTTTCCGTGGTAAAAACGACGGAATGCGTCCCTATGATGATTTGGTTACTCCGATTATCAATGTTGCTTTTCGTTCAGAGGGTTTTGATGTTAAAGACATAGTTCCTTATGTGAATGATATTCATGAGTTTTATAAATCATTTCTAATAAAAAAAGTACATCCTCAGTGGGCAAAGAAAAATGAACTTGACACTTTTATTGATGATATTGTGGAAACTTCTGTTATATATGATCTCGCTCTTATTAAAGATGTTAAAAATGTTCGCCCGGAGGTTGTAAACCTAAAAACTATTGCTTTCTGTGACCAAACTGACATCATGGCAGGACCAATTTGCATTAAACATCAATACACTATTGCAGATTTAAGAAAAGACCAGGGAAAATTAAATCAAGAAAACGTTGATATAGTTATATCAAAAGCCAAAGAAGAAAAATCAAACTCAATAGCAGGAGACCAAACGGCTAAAACTCCAAGTAAATATATTGAGGTGTATGAATTAAGAGGAAATTTACCTAACAACTGGTTATATCCTGATGAAAATTTTGAAGAATATATTCCACAAATGCATCTTGTTTGTTATTACACTGGAGAAGGAGGACAAAAACAAGGAATCACATTGTTCAGTGGTTTAGATAATCCTTTAGAAGAGAACTTTTTTGCCCTAAAAATAGACCGCATTCGTTCTAAGGGACGTGCCTGTGGTCGTTCTATCGTTGAGAGTCTTTTTGAACCTCAAATGTGGAATAATTACTCGGCAATTAAAATAAAAGAATTACTTGACTCGGCTATAAATATTTTACAAACCGACAGTGAGGAGTTTGGAAACCAAAAACTTTCTGATTTAAAACCAAACACAATTTTAAAACACGAACCGGGACGACCTATTACAAAAGTAGACGGTTCTTTGCAAAATTTACAAGCGTTTACTAATCAACAAACAAAATATACCAATGATGCTCGTGTTATTGGATCTGCTTCAGAAGCACAACTTGGAACTAATCCAACAGCAGGTACACCTTTTGCATTGCAAGATTTAGTAGTTCAACAAGGACAAGGAATACACGAGTATCGTCAGGGTAAAATCGCCACCTTCTTTTCAGATGTTTTGTATCCAAAACTTATCCTTCCTTATCTTGTTAAGGAATTAAATACAGGCAAAAAGTTTTCTGAGGAACTTACTCTTGACGAAATGATAGAAATTTCTACAACTATTGCAGAAAATCAAACAGAGAATAAAATAAAAGATTTAATTCTCAAAGGTGAGTTGGTTACTCCTGAGATGAGAGACGGAATGAAGCAACTTAAAATAGAAGAATTTAAAAAAGGTGGCAGTAGAAAATTCTTTGAAATAATAAAAGGTGAACTTGCAGATATTCCTGTTGCCGTAAGCATCAATATTAAAGGAAAACAAAAGGACATGTCAAGAACGGCGGACGCTTTCAACAATATAATTCGTTCAATTATTGCTAATCCTCAAGCGTTTAGTCAAATACCTGGAATTGGAAAAGCAGTTAATGAAATGTTAGAAAACTCTGGCTTGTCTCCAATGGATTTTACAGAAATTACTAAAGTTACTCAACAAATGAAACAACCACAAGAA